GGCAGGAAGGCGCACCACACCCAGTACACGGCACTAGCACCTACCTTAATAAGGTCAAGGTATTAGAAGTAGCAGAGCAATCAGGCGACGCAGAGGACTTTTAATGACAGCAGAGTCTACCTTCCTACGCCACGAACCGTGCCCAACGTGCGGTTCTGGCAACAATCTAGCAAGGTATTCAGACGGTCACGCAACGTGCTTCAGCGCAGGATGTGGTCACTATGAAAGAGGCAACGGAACTGCCTCAGACTTTGTACAACGTAAACCAAACAGAGCGTATGAGATGACAGGAACAATAGCGGCAATTCCAGACAGGCGAATATCACAGGGTATAGCACAGAAGTTCGGTGTAACTGTAGAGTTTTCCTCAGAGGGTAAAATTGTCAAGCACCACTATCCGTACTACGATAAGGATAGCAACACACCGACAGGGACGAAGGTGCGGCAGGTAGAGAACAAAGGGTTCTATGCTACTGGTAACTTCGACAACGTGGGGTTGTTCGGACAGCAGGCATTCAAGGAAGGCGGTAAGTACATTACCATCACAGAAGGCGAGGCTGACGCAATGGCAGTCTCTGAGATGTTCGACGGCAAGTGGCCTGTAGTATCTATCAGGTCTGGCGCATCAGGGGCAGTCAAGGACATCAAGGCTAACCTAGAGTGGTTAGAATCGTTTGAGAACGTTGTTGTCTGTTTTGACAATGACAAAGCGGGACAGGAAGCGGCAAACTCGGTACTGTCATTATTTACACCTAACAAAGCTAAGAATGTGACACTGCCTCTCAAGGCTGCAGGCGACATGCTAAAAGCTAGGAAGGTCGCAGACTTTGTAAAGGAATGGTGGAATGCTAAAAGCTATCGCCCTGATGGTATTGTGTCAGGTCTTGATACTTGGGACTTGTTACTTGAGCAACAGAATACGGTGTCTATACCATATCCTTGGACGTGCCTTAACGAGTTCACTCACGGCTTCAGACAGAAAGAGTTAGTTACTATCACGTCAGGCTCAGGCATGGGCAAGTCACAGATAGTCAGAGAGTTGGAACACTACCTACTAGGCGAGACAGACGATAACATCGGTATCTTGGCACTAGAGGAAGACATACCAAAGACTACACTGGGCATTATGTCCATCGAGGCTAACAAGCAGTTACACCTAGAGAAGGATGTCACAGAGGAAGAGAAGAAGGGATACTGGGAAAAGACGATGGGTACAGGACGTATCTTTATGCTAGACCACTGGGGTAGCACTAGCGAAGATGACCTGCTAGGACGCATCAGGTACATGGCTAAAGGCTTGGACTGTAAATGGATTATCCTAGACCATCTAAGCATTGTAGTAAGTGACCAGAGCAACGGTGACGAGCGCAAGGCGATTGACAGTATTATGACTAACCTTCGCAAGTTAGTTCAGGAGACAGGCGTAGGATTGTTCCTAGTGTCACACCTGAAGCGAGCAAGCGGTACAGCACACGAAGACGGCGGTAAGATTAGTTTGTCAGAGCTACGGGGCAGTCAAAGTATTGCACAGCTTTCAGACATTGTTATCGGTTTAGAACGTGACCAACAGAACAAAGACCCACAGGTGCGTAACACTACGACCATACGGGTTATGAAAAACAGGTTCTGTGGCTTGACTGGGTTAGCTTGTTACTTGTACTACGATAAAGATTCAGGACGTATGATAGAGACTACGTGTCCAGTGGAAGACGAAGTGGAGTTTTAAAATGCGTAAGATAGTGTTTGATATTGAGGCTAACGGCCTTGACCCTACTAAGATATGGTGTGTGGTGATGTATGACATAGATTCACGCAACACGCATGTTTGTTACGATAAGCAGTACTTCTGGGATTGGTTAGTTACAGACCAGTGCGAACGTGACGTAGAGCCGGTAGAGTTTATCGGACATAACATATTAGGGTACGACATACCTGTATTAGAGAGACTATGGGGTATATCATTCGCAGGACATAAACTTACTGACACATTAGTCATGTCCAGACTTGCAGAACCATCCAGACAGGGTGGACATTCATTAGAGAGTTGGGGAGAGAGATTAAACTGCCCTAAAGGAGAGCACAGTGATTGGGATACTTTTTCTGAGGATATGGTGGAGTATTGTAAGCAAGACGTACAAGTTAATAAACTGGTGTACCAGAGATTACTTCATGACCTTGGTGGGTTCGGAGCTGATAGCATCTTGTTGGAAACTCAGGTACAAGCAATTATTAGCAAGCAGATTGAGAGCGGATGGCTCCTAGACCAAGAGTCAGCATTCGTATTACTAGCAGAATTAAAGGAGAAGAAGTATGACCTTGAAGACAAAGTGCATGAGACTTTCAAACCGTTACCAACATTTATCAAGGAAGTTACACCCAAAGTTAAGAAAGATGGTACGTACTCGATTGTTGGGCTTAAGTTTCTAGGTGACTTCTGGACTACAGCAATTGCTTCATTCAGCAGGATAGACTATCCAGAGTTTAACTTAGGCTCACGTCAACAGATAGGACGTTACCTACAGTACTTCGGATGGAAGCCTGAGACATTTACAGAGAAGGGACATCCTATCGTAGACGAGTCGGTACTACGGGATGTTAAAGGTATACCAGAGGCGTCTCTCATCGGAGAGTACCTGATGGTACAGAAGCGTATAGCACAGATACAGAGTTGGATTGACGCAGTTAAGGATGACGGTAGAGTACATGGTTATGTTAATGCTAACGGCGCTGTGACAGGACGTATGACACACTCAAGTCCAAACATGGGTCAGGTTCCCGCAGTCTACTCGCCTTACGGCAAAGAGTGTAGAGCTTGTTGGACAGTCCCTGATGGTTACAAGTTAGTAGGTATGGACGCAAGCGGCTTAGAGCTACGTATGCTTGCCCATTACATGAACGATGAAGGATACACGAATGAGATACTCAACGGAGACATTCACACGGCAAACCAGTTGGCTGCGGGCCTTGCTACTAGAGACCAAGCAAAGACTTTCATCTACGCTTTTCTTTACGGCGCAGGAGATGCAAAAATCGGAAGTATCGTTGGCGGAAGTGCAAGAGATGGTAAGCGACTTAAGGAAAAGTTCCTCAGCAATACGCCTGCTCTTGGAAAGCTACGAGGAAGAGTTAGTACTGCTTCAGGACGAGGCTTCGTTTTTGGCTTGGATGGACGAAAAGTGGCTATACGGTCAGAACACGCAGCACTAAACAGCCTGTTACAATCGGCAGGTGCTATCGTTATGAAGAAGGCGTTAGTCTTGTTAGACCAATACGCTATCATGCACAAAATAGACTATAAAATAATAGGGAACATACATGATGAAATCCAGACGGAAGTCAAGTCAAAAGACGCAGACAGGTTTGGCAGACTCGCAACGGCTTGCATTGAAGCAGCAGGACTCCACTACAAACTCAGATGCCCTCTTGCAGGAGAGTACAAAGTCGGCGACAACTGGGCTGAAACCCACTAAGCCTGACAGAAAGAAGTTCGACATTGACTTAGCATACGGAGAGGTCAGGGAAGACAAGATAGCAGACATGCTTCAGAACAAGAAGATTGAGGTCAAGTCCGAGAAGGATATGTGGCAGAAGACTGGTAACATCTGCATCGAGTACCAGTCATGGAACAAGCCTTCAGGGATTGAAGCCACAGAGTCGGACTACTGGTTCCATAACCTGTGCGTGGGGGACGAAGAGTATTGCACCTTAGTGTTTAAGACATCAGTACTGAGGAAGATAATTGAAGCTAAATGGGTTAGGTCGGTACAGGGCGGTGACCACAATGCCAGTCGAATGTATTTAGTTCCACTTAATAAATTATTTACAAAGGATGTGATACAGGCATTCAAGGACATCGAAAATGAAACAGACTGAAACGCTAGTCGAAGACATATACCGATTGATGGAAACAAAGGATGCTGACCCGTCAGTGGACGTAGAGGCAGAGATAGAGAAGTACGGCGAGAACATTAAAGCATTGATGAGAACAGAGTTTGGAAGAGAGAAGC